TTGGCTGGCTAGATCATCAGCAACCTCGGGGCTGGTTGCGCCTAGGTGTTGCACGCTGGCACGGTTTACGATCTGATCGGCGTTATAGGTTATGGCCAAATTGTTGTACGGGATGTTTGTACCGTCATCGTGAAAATCGGCTACCGGTGCGCTAATGGTGTTGCCTATTCGAGGGTCACTATTAAGCACCCCTGATCTAGACATAAAAATACGGCCCTGCTCGGCTGCCTGTATTTGGTCTATGTAAGCCTTAACGTTGGTGCCGTTAGCAATGGTGTAGGCAGCTGCACCGCCAAGGGTTTGGGTGCCTGTAGAAATGTCACGGCTAGCCAGTGGATAAGCAACTTCGGGTAGGTCAAGTATTGCCGATAACCGGGCGCTGCTCAATTCCTCGGATACGTTAAATTCTGCCATTGAGGTTTGGGCCAGCAAATAGAAATCGTCAGCGCAATAAACAACGACGATATTATTTCCGCCCAATTCATACGAGTAGTCATAGTTCACGATCTGCCCGGCAAATAACTCTATAAACGTGTTAGTGCTGTCGTAACGCCCAAACGAAACCCTACGCAACGGGGCTAGCGTAAATTGCCCGCTGGGGTCTACAAACGGGCTAGACGAATACAGCGGGTTTAATATCCCACCCGCCAAACTGTCATCCAAAACAAATGACATGGTGCCGGCACTGAATTGGTCGCCGATCTCGCGCCTGCCACGGTTAATGCTAATGCTTTTGCTGTACTCGAGCATTGGGGCAAACTCGGTAGTGCCATCTAAAACGTATTGGGTGTTATCTAGTACGCCTTTAGTTGCGCTGTCTAATGTAAACGCATCTAACTGAAAACCTGTATCTATAAATAGTTCATAGTCACCGCTGGCAATAACCGAGGTAGCCATTACGAAACCGCGATATTTGCTGGGCCTGCCGCCCTATTGTATGCGCGTATAGCGTTTACTATTGCTTCGCCAGCCGTTGCGTTAGGTACAAGGGTGCTTAAATTTATGGTCATGTTGCCACCGCCCGGCATACCCATATCGCCACCTACGGGCATTGGGGTTACCGTGGCTACTGGCGGGCGTGTAATCGCTTCGCTGAACCCTGCACTAATTCCTTTAATGTCAGCCAATTTAAGACCTTTAGCCTTAAGACGTTTTTGGGCTAGATCAAACGCTGCCTCGACACCCTGCAAATATGACTTGGCGTTATCTACACCGGCCTTAAACCATTGCTCGGCTGCCTGTATGCCAATGGTCTTGGCTGCGTTATCGGCTGCCATCACTAGATCGTTGGTTTCGGCAATAGCGCTAGCGCCGCCTGCGATCAGTTCAGCTGCAATAGCCGCGCCACTCTCACCGCCAGCATCTAAAACCGCCTGTAACGCCTCTTGGCTTAAACCCATTTGCAACAGGGTTTTAACATCGTTGCCATATTTAACAATGCCGGCTACCTGATCGCGCAAGCCCTGTAGAAACCCTGCCCCTGTTTCGTCTCCAGCGTCTTTAGCGTCAGCAAAACTAAACGCATCTTTTATGCTGTCACTAACGCTGGTAGCGAAATCCTCAAACGCTACTTGTGCATCCTGTAATTGTTTTTGTGCATCCTCAAGCGCTGCCTTAAGATACTTTTCTAGCGCCTCGGTAGCCTCTTTTATTTTGTCTGCCATGCTCTTAGCGGCTTTACCTGTACCGCCTAAGCCCTTTTCTACTGCGCCAAGGCCACCGTTAATTTCACTTAGTTGCGGGCCAAACGGTTTAACTTCCTCTACAGCACTTTTAGTTGCTTGCTTAAAGGCTAGAAATGCACCGGCAGCAATGACAAGCCCGCCAGCAATTAGGGCAGCGCCAGTACCTAAAGTAAGTGCGGTGTTAGCGGCGGTAGCCGATGCAGCAAGTCCCCAGTTAAGGGCGATGCTTACCGCCGTTATAGCGTTAGCAAGTATTTGTGCGCCCTTAAATGCAATAAGCGCGGTGGCAATACCGGCAATGGCTGAACCTACGAGTATTAAAGTGCCGTAATTATCTTGCGCCCACGTAGCAAATTTTATTAAGTAAGGCAGTACGGCTTCAATGGCTGGCAACATTGCCGCCCCGATTGCCTCGGCTGCCTCGCCTAGCGCAATGTTTAAGCGCTTGAATTTGCCCTCGGCAGTATCGGCGGCTGCAGCTGCAGACCCGCCAAACGTCTTAGACAACTGCGCCATAACCTCGTCGAGGCTCGCACCGTCTTTAATCATTGCGTACAACTGTGGGGATAACTGGCGCAATGCCTTAAAGTTTCCGCCATACGCCTTGGATAATGCGTCGCTAACTGTTTGTAAATCGGAACCGGTACCCGCCGCAACATCCATAGCCAATTCAAGCGCCGTGTTAGCAGTTGCTAAATCTTGTGTACCTAAAACCAATGAGGCCAAGGCCGGGCGTAGTTCATCGTCGGCTACCGCGTATTGCATAGACATAGCACTAATGGACTTTTCGGTAGCGCTTATTTGTTCGTTAGTAGCACCAACCACGTTTTGTAGCGTTTTGGCTAATTTGGCTTGCGCGGCGCTGTCCTCTACGGCGGCTTTAATGCTGTAACCAGCGGCAGCGGTAAGCGCACCTAACGCGGCAACGGCTGGTAGAAACGCTTTACCTGCAATGAACCCGGCACGCTCGCTATTGGTTTCTAGTTTCTTTAGTTGGGTTAGCGCTTTAGTAAACCCTGAACCGTCAAGGCTGCTAATAATCGGTATGTTAATTGCCACGGTTAAACCCTAATTTTCTATTAGTGCGCCGGGCAACGTCATTTACCACTAACTCTACTTTGGCTTCTACGGCTTCACGGTTATTAGTTACTGCCTTGTCAATGGCTCGAGGTTGCTCGCCTACCTCTGCGTTTAGGTTGGTAATAAACGTGCCTTGCGTGTTACGCCCGGCATGGTCATAGATTGCGCCAGCTGCATTGGCCTGTTGGATAACCATTAACTGATATGGCTTACTTCCATATACCACCTGCTCGGTATGGGTTGCCACGCCGTCGGTAGTGCGGTTGTAATTGACGTAGCGCTCTTTGCTGGCGCGTACACCTACCTTTACCTTAAAACCCTTTTGTACCTGATCTGTACGCCAAGACGTTTCACGGCCTTTAACTAGATTGCCTCGGCGCATACCGCTTAACGGTTCCCCGGTGCCTTTGCTGTTATCAAAATGAGCCACCATGCTGCGAGCCTCTGAAACAATTACTTCGCCAGTTGCTTGTATGTCTTTAGTGATCTGTTTCCTGTAGGCAGGGTCAAAATCATTTAACGCCTTTAACGCCTCTTGTATGCCATCTATTTGCGGGATAGCCGAGCGCGATGCCATTACCTACCGCCACGTTGCTTATTAAGTATTTCAATAGTGGCGTTCATATCGTCTAACTCAAATGATATCTCACTAGGCCAAAAGCCTGTAGCCACTAAAATTTCGGCAAGCGCTCTACGCACCGTGCCGCTTAGGCTTTTGGGTCTTGTTGTTCTACCACTTCAATAGACGCCAACGATGTAATAAACGCGTCAAGTGTTGCCGGCACCGTGATACCTGCAAACCGTGTGGCCTCATAACACAAATAGGCTAAATCCTCTACGCCAACGCCTTGCGCCATCTCGGATGCTTTGCGCTTAAATTTGCGTTCCCAACTAACAATAGTCATTAGGTTGGTAGTTACTTCATGCGTTGAGCCATCGTTAAACGTGGCCTTAAGTCTTAGTTGCATTAGTTGCCTTTTCGTGTCGGGCCGTTGCCGGCTTTAATTTATACTTCGACTACTGAATAAACGCCACCGGTAAAGGTAACGCTCATGGTGCCTAGCGCACCGAGTGCCATTGTGTATGGCAAGGCTTCCAAGTATGCACCGGTAAGGGTCATGGTTGGGTTGGTTGCAGTACCCGGGCTAGTTGCCGATGGTGACCATGAAACGGTTACCTGTGTGCCTACCAAACTCTTAAGAGTTGCGTAGGTTTCCGATGTGGCAAACGATGCGTAAAGGTCAAGCTGCAGCGTTGAGTTCTCAAGGCCTGCCACGTATGAACGTGAGCCAGTACCAAACGCGGTGCTTTCCAACGCCTCGATTGTCCTCGTAAATACCAAGCCTTGGCATTGGTCCTGCAATGAAACGGCCGAAACGGTCACGTTAGGATTGCTGAGATAAGTGGAAGTCGCCATTTTGTTTTAGTCCTTTGCTGAGTTCTTGCTATTAGTTTTAGCAGGTTTTTCGGTTTCGTTTGTGGATTGTTCTATAAACCCGCCCTCGACTAGCGCCGCAATGTTAATGCCGTTGGCAGCTGCGCCCTCGGCGTCAAATTCTGCACCGGGTACACCTACGCGGGGGCTGATAATTATGTATGCCATGGGGTTTAGTCCTAACTGGTTTGGGCTTGCATCTCTATTGTTAAATCATAGGCTGGCATCTCGGCCCCGCCGATGATTGCAATAGTCGGGCGCCCGCTCGTTACTGCCACGTTTTTGCCTAGCACCAAACTGGCTAGGTGCATTAGGTTGCGTTGGGCGTCAAGGTTGCCCGGGCCAAGGGTAATAATGCGTACTGTGTAGGTCATTTGCACAATGTTTCCCCCGCCGCCATACACGCTAAACGTGGGGGCGTCTATAAACGCGCATGGCGGTACAAGGTTTCGGGGGTCTGTTACCACTTGCAAACCAGTGACCGTGGTTAGCGTGGCAGCGAGATCGTCTAGCGCCTCATTAAATAGATCGGTATAGGCCACGGGCATTATGCCACCGCTGGTTTAGGGATACCCAACAGCATTTTAATAGCCGGGCTTAGACCTACCGAGGCACCGCCTGACATGCCATCAAACGTGGCAAAATCGGTTACGGCACCGCGCTGGCGGTAGAAAAACCCGCCTAGTGAAATGGTGCCTAGGGTTACCTGCCCGTTAGGTGACGTGGTAAGGCTGTCAATGTAACCAGCCTCTTGGCGTCGAGTAAACGCAAGGCTGTTGGCAGCTAGCGCGCATTGGGTTAAAAATGCAGTATCAAGCGCTGACGCTGTACCGATGCCTAGCCAGTCCTCAATTTGCGCGGCGGTAATCCATGTGCAGGTTTCGGTAAATGTAATCGTGCCAGTAGACGCGGTGCGCTGTACGTCGGTACCAGTGCAAGCGTAAAGCACCTGATTAGGTACTGGTATCTCGTAATTAAAGAGTAAGTCGCCCTCATCGTCTACACCAATAAACAAATACTCGGGTAGATCGTAAACCGTGAACGTGCCATTAAACGGTACTGCAACGGAACCAACCGTAAAGGTTCCGCCTACAACTAAATCATTAGGTGTAAGAGTTTGCAGTACCGCGTAATTGCTAAGTAACTGTTTATGTGTGACCGTGTAAGCGGCCATAACTGGCCTCTTTTCCGATTAAACGAGTTTGCAGAACTTGGTTGCGTCTGCCATGAACGCTGCAGCGTAACCACGGTATGCAATGGTTCGGCCCAATGTGCTTGGCACGTCTACCGAAATTGCACCCTTTTGCTGTTCGTAGAACTCGAAGCCTGCAGCATCACCGGCAGCATGGCCGATAAATGCGGTGTCGGCTGCCATGTTCTTATCAACTACCAAGGTAAGGCCCAACGGGGTGCCGTTCCATGAGGTTGCTGATTGTGTTCCAAGGGCGTTCATTGCCATCATGTTTGGCGCGCCAACAAATGGGAACGCTGGTTCGCCCGTTGTTGAAACGAGTTTACCGAGGCGATACCAAGTAGTTGGGTCTACAAAAAAATGCGTAGGTAGGTAATTGCTGGTTGAACTGATCTGATAAGCAGCGCCGTAAATTGCTGCGAGCCAGTCTCCCGGCTTTGTTTTGTCGGTTACGTTTTCGCTCTGTGTGATTGCTGCGTAGCAAGTGTCTACTGCGTAGTTGTCGGTTGCTTGGCCGTAGGCGATTGCCAACTGATTAAGCACGATGTTAATTGAGGCTGGGTCAGTCCAATCTAAATCTTGCTCTGACATTGTTACGTAGGTACCAAATGTGAGTTTGCTTACGTTGTTGTTTGCAACTGTAACGGTGCTTGGGTCAAGCGTATTTAACTGGCCTGTTGGCTGTTGAGTAACTGTTGGGCGTACCGTAATTTTTGGGCGGCGAAATGTTGCGCCGCTTTGAGGCATTGCCTTTGTACCGATTGCGGTAACGAATGGGCGGATTGGGTTAAGCCCATCGTAAACGCTGCCAGTAATAATTTCAGGCAAAATACCCGGGGTGTCTGTGGTTGTAATGTTTGGTGCAGCTGCTTGGATACGTGCGTTCATTTCTGCAAACACTGAACCGCCAACTACTGACGCTGCGACATATTCGCTAGGCGATGGCAACTTAAAATTGCGTGGTTGCGCGTACAATGGTTGCGCCATTGGTGCTGCTTCAATAACGGCTGGGGTTTCTACTGGCTGTGACATTTCGTTAATCTCCTCTACGGGTTCCTGTTCACTATTTAACACTACTTCGGTTTCCTCTTGGTGGATACTGGCGGCTACTCGATCTACGGATGCCCCGGCAAACGCACCAAATGGCACTAGGGATAATTCCTGCCATGACGCCTCGGCAATAACCATGGTGCCGTTTTCGTCATAACTAAATTTGGTTGGGTTTACGCCAACTGATACAGCGTCTAAAACGCCATCTGCAGCCAATACCAGCGCCTCATTACCTAGCGTGGTTTCGCTAATGCGGGCCTCGTACATCATGCCGCCCGGTGTATCTACCATGGCGGTAACCAAACCAACGGCCTGCGTGCTGTCATGGCCCAAATACAATTTAGGCATTTTGCCACCGGCGTTAAGGCTGCCCGGCATAAACATAACCTTGGTGCCATCGCTTACCGTGGCTTCCACGTTGTACGGCAACGCCAACCCGGCAAGGGTGCGGCGTGGCATACCGTCGGGGCCGGCTGCGTCGAGTGTTAGTTCCTGTTGGGTTAATTTAAGCATTTGGCATTACTCCCGTTTCTGCGGTGTCGTAACTTTCGTTTTCTTTATCCATTAAATAGTTTTCGCTTAGGTAATCGTCAATATCAAATTTCACGTATGTACCACGTGGTAGCACGTTGTCGGCGCTCAATGTTTCGGCTATGCAGTCCATAAACAATTTGGCGCCAAACATGTACAAGTCCTGCCGTGCTTGCGTACTGTTTTGGTAACTGTATGAACCAGTAGCAACACCTAACAAATATGGCGGGCAATTTGCGAGCCTTGCAATTTCGAGCGCTTGATACTCGGATGCTTCAACCAGCATTTGTTTGCTTGGGTCTGTTGTTGTTTCCGTGTAGGTCACAAATTCGTTAAGCGCTGCAACGGTATTAGTTAAACGCGCTGCCTCAAATGACTGGCTTAACTGTTGCAATTCCTCGGCGCTCAATGGCTCGCCACCTACTTGGCGCAATACGCCATTAGGCAAACTATTTGCAGCTGAACGCAAACGCGCACCCTCAAGTTTTAGCGAGGTTAAAACAGCGTTAGGGCTTGTGTATAACAAACCTTGTATAGGGCTAATAAATTGCACTACGTCTCTATGGTCTACTGGCAGACCGCTAAACATAATTTGTTTAGATGGCGCAAAGAAAACAGGCCCGGCTTGATCTTGTGTAAGCACCATTGCGCTAGGCATCCGTTGGAATTTGCTCGGAAAACCGTCAGCGGTTCGCTCGGTGATTGCTAGAAACGCGCGCTGCGTAAAAAATAGATCATCAAATAGCCAAGCAAATAAAGTGGCATTTGGTAGCGCGGGGTCAAGGCGTCGCAACCAACTACGTGGCGCTATGTCTATTTCTTCCATTTCCCGATCAACCGGGTTCCACATTTCTTGGTATTGCTTTAATGGGGTACAACTAATGACACTGGCCAAAAGGTCACGCGCTCGAGTAATTGCCGGCACACTCATTGCACGCTGGCGAGTATTGCCCTGCGTAAACGCATAGAAATTGTCTAGTTGTGACATGCCAACATTACTGCCGGCTGCAGCCTTTACTACAGGTTGCGCGGCGTCGGTAGTTGCACGTGTGAAAAGGCCCATGGGTTTAGTTTGCCATATCTGTTAAATGTTTGGTGGCATCGGCTGGGCCTTGACAATTCCCGACGAAAAGGCGAGGTAACATCCAGCCGACACCGTCAGCAACATTAGCGGTTAGCGCTAACTATTATGGGTTTGCCCATGGCAGCGGGTTTACCTACTAGCGCTACAGCAAACACCAAGGCGCGTGCCATAGAGATTGGCCCGGGTGAACGCTGGCTAGAAATCACTACGTTGCCGTTATGTTTTACCAGTACAGCGCGGGCGCAATGTTCGCTAAGTAAATGGTCGCCGTTATGTAATAGGCGGCCCTCGAGGATGATTGACCGGGCGGCAGCTGTCCATCGGTTTAACTCGCGGTACCCAACGATTACGCTACGCCGGCTTAAATGCGGTGGGCAGTGAACTTCTAACGATGGCACTATGGCCAGTTTTAGGTTTGGTGCTAGGGCTATTTCGTTTTCTACGTGGCGCCACATTTCGGCCATGGTGTCAGCAATGAACGCGGTTACTACATGGGTTTTAGTTCCCGAGATCACGGCACGTACGCCATAAAAGTTGGCGTTATCCTCGCCTACCTCTACAGCCAATACACCGCCAGCGGGTGCGGTTGCGGTAGTGAGGCACGCCTCAAATTGGCCCGGCTCGAGCCAGCCTGCAGCGGTGGCTACCCATGTGTTTACCGATGAACGCAAAAAGGCGTTACGGTTTGGTGCTTCGCTTTCGCCTTGTATCACTTCCATTTCCAAGGTATGCCCAAGGGCGGGGTTGGCGTAAGCCCATGCGGCTGGCGTCATTAAATCCATGGTGGCGGGGTTTGGTGACCACTCGGCAAAATATAAAGTACCCGGCACCTTGGCATCTATTGCGCGTAAACCCTGTTCACGCCATCGCAACATTGCCGTACTTGACTGATCGCCAGCGGTAGACCACATGCTGCATAAAGGGTTTTTTCTTGCACGTTGCGTAGGTAGCAAACCCTGATCTATGGCTTCCTCGGACACCGCCCACGCCTCATCTATTACGAGCAAATCCACGCTGTAGCCGTGACCTGCACCGGGCGTAGCAGCTCTAACATGCCAAATACTGCCATCGGGCATAGTCAGTTTTTGCCGGCCATAAGACCATGAAACCTCGGCACCAAATTTGGCCTCAAGTACTGGCGCCAAATAATTAAATAGCGCGGTAGCCAAATCTAATTTGTGTGCGACGCTAATAACGGTTTGCGGTTGGCCGCGCTCTTTACCTTGTGTGGCAAGCCACCAACCAATAAGGCTGGCAATGGCAACGGTTTTACCGTTTTGACGTGCAACTGAAACCAGCGACACTCGAGGCCGGGCGCCGTCATCACCCACACACGTTTGGCCATGCAATGCGCGCAACTGCCACGGCATCAAATCCACGCCAAGAATGTTTTTAGCAAAGGCCCCAATCTCGGCAGCGGCTGATCGCTCGCCACTGTGCGTGGTCGTTTCTAGTCGGGGTAAATCGTGGCCAGTCGGCGCCAGTTCCCGCAAACCCTTATGGGATATAGAAAAGGGGTAG